CCTTATCCGGCCCGCGTTTGGCAAGACCTGGCCGACGACCTACGAGCGATTCAACGCGGTCGAGCTCACCGCAGTCGTGGGCTACGGTGCTGCGTCGGCTGTGTCCGAGGACGCGAAGCAGGCAGTTCGACTCTTGGCGAGTCACTGGTACCGGTACGGTGAAGCTGTGGCCGACAACGTGACCCACGATGTGAAGCTGTCTTACGATGCTCTCGTCGGTCGCCTCAAGTGGGGTGATTATGCCTAAGCAGGTCGCGATGACTGCGGGCAATCGCACGACCCGCGTCGAGTTCCAGAAGAACACACCGACGACGAACACCGACGGGCAGTCTGTGGACTCGTGGTCTACGCAGTTCTTGCGCTGGGTGTCGCTTCAAGCACGCGGCGGGCGAGAATCGTTCCTGTTCATGCAGCTTGGCGCGGACATCTCGCACGTTCTGAACTGCGACTACACGCCGGAACTGGCAGCGGCTGTGCCATCGCTGTGGCGTGCGAAGATCGGATCGCGGATCCTGAACATCGGGGCGATCATCGATCAAGACGGCAACCGTAAGGCACTGCGAATCCTGGCTACGGAGTCGCTGCCATGATTGAACCGAAAGTGGTGCTGACTGGTGTGGAAGAATTGGACAATGCCTTGTCCTACATGCACACATATCACGCGAACAAGATCGCGAATATGTGCATTGCCGCAGGGTGTCGCACGGCTGCATCGAACATCCGAAGACACATCAAGCGAAGCATCCGCCCACGAACGCTCGATAAGGGCATCGGTTGGCGAATGAAGAAGGGGACGCGAAAGAACAAGGCCGACGGCAAGGCTGGTGTTGCTGTCGGGAAGGCGTTTCGTGCATCCATCAAGAGGACCGGCCCGCGTGCATTGTGGCAGGGCAAGAAGGGCAAGAAGAGCGTCCGAAAGGGTGTTGGCATCAGTGCTGCTAACCTGCACTGGTTCGCCCTTGGGACGAAAAAGCGATATCTAAAGGCCGAAGCGAAACCGTCGTCAACGACATTGCTCGGAAAGACACGGCAACTCTTCAGCAAGAAGCCGAAGGGACGCTATACCGGCATGATCTCTAAGCAGAAGTTCGGAAACTTCGTGCAGGGATTCGGCCAGCAAGCAGTCACTCAACGCATGATCGACGTGGCACGAAAGTCACTGTCCAATCTGGACTCCAAGGGAATCCCCGGAGCAATCCAAACTGCGGGGGTGCTTGATGGCGATTGAAGACTCGCTACGCACGCGACTACTGGCACAGACGGCGGTCACTGCGATCACATCGACAGTGCGACCGTACAAGCTGGCCCAGCAAGACAAGCTCCCGGCTGTTGTGTTGCAGGTCGAATCGGAGACGATCAATAACGACATTGAGTACCAAGGCGGCTTGGTCGATTGTCGCATCCGAATTGTGTCGCTCGCCGAGTCGCTGGCAACTGCTCGAAGTCTGGCGGTAGCGATCAACGGCAACAACAGTAGCGGCAGCCCCTCGGGGCTCGCGGGCTACGAAGGGACTGTCTCGGGAATCGAGATTCAGGGGACAGAGTTGCAGTCCCGGGAAGTCGAGTTCGTGCCATACGGCGATGATTCGGACGATGGCTTTTACCATGTTGACCTCATCTACCTCGTGCATTACACGGAGACGCCGTAATGGCAAAGATTGCCTCCAAGGGCACAGCGTTCAAGTGGACAATCTCGTCTGTCCTGACGACGATTGCCCAGGTCCGAAGCATCGAATCGGGCGAGTCGAAGGCCGGAATGACCAAGGTCACGGCATTGGATTCCTCGGTGGGCGACGAGTACATCGGGACCGGCTTTATCGAATTCGGCCAGCCCAAAATCTCGGGCTTCTTCGACCCCGCTGCCTCGACTCACAAGGCGTTGACGACGGATCACACCGCCATCACGTCGCGGGCTGCATCGATTGCATGGCCCGACACCGGCGCATCGACTTGGACGTTTACGGCATTCTGCGAGTCCTTCAAGGCGAACAGCAGCGAAGGAAACCCGTTGCAGTTTGACGCAGGGTTCCGTATCTCTGGCTCGACGACCTTCCCCACATGAAATGCCGACTGATCCGCCCCGCACTGGCCCATAACGTCAAGTACGACATCTCGCCGAGTCCAGTTCGGTGGGAGATGCCTTCCGGTGTCGTTGTGGGCGACAGGAATGCCCCATACGTCGCTGCGTGTGGCGTGGATGATTACCACGTCATGTTGCCAGTCGAGACCGTCATCGAGGACCGTAACGCGTGGATGCTGTGCTGTTGGCAATTCGGGGCAAATCCGCCATACGCAGAGCCCGCAGACGACGAATGCCAAGCAGCCTACGAAACCGACACAAAGAAGCGGCCCGACGCGATGGACAGAATCGCGGATGAGGCGAGGAATGCCGACCCGGAAACAGCCCACGGGCGGCACATGTTGCGACTGGCGCAGGCTTACGGGCTGATTTACCGCGAGGAGTAACGATGGCACTGGCAACCCGTGAGACTTTTCTACGACCTGCACAGCGACGACACAGCGAAGTAACGCTTCCGACGACCGGGGAGACTGTCCGATTGCAGTCTCTGACTGAGTTGGAGCGGACAACCTACGAAAACTCGCGGTTTGGACGCGACGGCAAGCTGTTGCCTGGGCGATTGGAGGACGGCAAGGCCCGATTGATCTGTCTTTGCGTGGTCGATTCGGATGGAAAGCCACTCTTGAAGCCCGGGGACGAGCGAATCATCCTCGAAAACATGGATTCCGCCGACTCGGCATTCCTTTACGACGCGTGCTGGGACCATGTTGGGTTTTCGGCGACCGTGAAGACGGAGACTGAGGCAAAAAACTGATCCGGCGACCTCGGGAGATGTTTTTGTACCGCTTGGCGGCGGCTCTCGGGGTCGTAGATGTGGCGGAGATGGCGGCAGAACTCACTCCCGAGCAGGTTGAGGGCTGGATGGCATACGACGCGGCGGAACCTCTCGGCTGTCGTGGTCTCGTCTCCCAGTTGGCGACGTTTCTGGGGATGTTCGCTGCGTCGCATGGTGTCGAGGTTACGCCGGGAGAGCATCTGCCGGGAGTCCAGCTTGAGCGTGAGCAGACCGAGGCTGAACAGCGTGCGAATGCTCGCAGAATCGCGGAGGGCGTGTAGATGGCCGTCGTAGGCGATCTGGTGGCATATCTCTCGATGGATAGCAGCCGCTTCGCGCAGGGTGCCCAGCAGGCGCAGGTCGTCGCTGTACAGACTAACGCTGCGATGACCAAGGCATTCTCGCCCCAGGTCTTCCAGCAGGCTGGCTTCGCACTTCAGGACTTCATGTCCATTCTGCAGATGGGCGGGGCGAACGCTGCGGCTCGGGCGTTCGGTGGCGTGGCGAATAACGTGCAGATGCTCGGCGCTGCGTTTGGCCCGATGGGGATGGCGGTCACATCGGTCGGCGGTGCATTGGCTGGGATTCTGATTCCGGCGCTGCTCCGATCCGAGGAGGCCACCAACACGCTGACGCAGCGGACGCAGGATTTGCAAACGGCGTTGAATGCTCGCCTCGATGCGTTGCAGGCTGCGCATGATCGGGAAATGAAGCTGAACGACCTAGCCCGCGAGGGGAATGCCCAGCGGATCGCCAGGGAACGCGATAACGCAGTCACAGAAGCCAGACTGATTGAAGAGAGGCTGCGAATCCGGCAAGAGGCATATCGTGATGCACTGCTGAGAGAAAACGTCTTGGCCCAAGAAGCGGGCGGACAGGCGGCTCGGGCATTTGTCGAGGAAGCAGGAAGACGGCGGGAGGTTCCCCTGGCTTCTGCGTTTGGCCCGAGTGGTGAAGTCCGAGAAGGATTTACCGTCTCGGTCGAGGAAAAGACGTTCAACGCTCTTCGCACACAGAAAGACGAGATCGACAAGCTGAAGGCGGCTCGTAAAGAGAACCTGGCACTGGCAGAGGCATTGCAGGGCGTCGAGGGCAACAACGCTGCGGCAATGGCAGCCCTTGGTCCCGAGGAACGCTTGGCCCGCGTGAGGCAGCAACAGGCGGACGCACAGCGTAAGCAGTGGGAGAACGACAACAAGGCTTTCGCCGAGGGCATCAAACAGCGTGAGGAGATGTGGAACAAGACCCGCACTCCCGCCGAACGTTATCGGATGGAAGTACAGAAGATCGCCGATCAGTTCAAGCGGGGCATCATCGACGAAGAGTCGGCAACCCGGGCTCTTGCTCAGTTGCAGCCGCAGGGGGAGCAGATCCGCACAACGCAGGGAGCATTGACGCAGGGATCGGCAGCGGCAATCTCGGCGATCACACAGGCTGTCGGCGCAAAGGATGCACAGGCCCAACAGTTGCAGATCGCTAAGCAGCAGCTAGAGGCTGCCCAGGAACTGCTCCGCTCGATGACTCGGGTCGAGGAGAAACTTGACCTGCAACCAGTGGAGGTGCCGCAGTGAGCGTAGTTAGCATCAAGGCGGTGACGGGCAAGTCTGGTGAGTTCGGGCTCCTCACAGAGTCGCGGGGGACTCGCAAGTGGCGCGTCATTACGAACAATCGCCAGGACGATGAAAACGTCATCCTGAATTACGCGCACTCCACGCAGGGGAGCGACGGGCAATACCTTCTCCCGAGACCCTACCTTGACACACACCCGACTAACCCGGCGTTTCTGTGTCGGCGGGTCAACATCGACCAGGACACCGACAATCCACTGGTGTGGGTGGCAACAGCGACATACTCGGCGGCTCCTGTTTCGGAGTTGCAGCTAAGCACACAGGAGGCACCCAATCCGCTTCTTCGTCGGGCTGAGTTTGCATGGTCCACGACGTTCTATCAGCAGGCGGTTGACCAAGACCTCGACGGCGACGCCATCGTCAACAGTGCGGGCGATCCATACGATCCCCCAGTGGAGATTCAACGTTCTCGATTCGTCTGCACGATCTCGAAGAACGTCATCGGCATTCCGTCCTGGGCGTTGCAGTATGAGAACGCGGTGAACAACGACAACTTTAGCATCGACGGTCTACAGGTGCCGCAGTACGTCGCTCGTCTGTCGGGGATCGGTCTGTCGTCGTTGAAGCGGGAGAAGATCGCCACGGGCATCGAGTTCGAGTATCGCGTCTTCACCTGCAAGATCGAGCTAAACGCTCAGAAGTGGCACCCGCTTAAGGTGCTCGACATCGGCTATCGCAAGAAGGATGGCCAGGAGCGGAAGCCCTTCACCGAGAAGACGGTCGCGGGCGTGGATCGCGTGGTGACGACTCCAGTGCTGATGAATGGGCAAGGAGACAAGCTTGTCCCGCCACTCCGCACGAACGCCGTGTACAATGACTTCAAGGTCTACCCTCTTCTCCCGTTTAACAACATCATCCCCCTCATCTGAAAGGACGCACCATGCCCGGCGCACGGTGGACTGGCGGCACGTTTACCCTCGAAGCGGGGGTTGTGGTCAATGAGAGCATTGCGTCGAGTGCGGCTATCGACGCCGACAAGATGCAGCACGTTTACAAGCCCGGCAGCAATCTGGGCTTCGCCATCGGTGCTACGCCGACGACCCGCGAAGAGATCGTCTATGTAGCCTCGCAGGCCGGAACGGTTCGCGGCTTTGCGGCACTTCTCAACGAGACGGGCACGTCATCGAGCATCACGTTCGATCTCAAAAAGAACGGGGTGACGATGCTGTCATCGGTCGTCACAATCACGAACGCAACGGCGGACCGGGCAGTCACCGCTGGCACTCTCAGCGTGACCAGCTTCGCTGCCGACGATGTGCTGTCGATCTCAATGGCGGTGAGCAGCAGCACCGGTGCCCAGGGGCCGTTCGCGTTCATCGAACTCGAAGAGAATCAGGCCCCGTGACGATCTACGGATTCGGGTCTCTTGAGGATGCAAGCCGCGTTATCAATGCGGCACTTGGCATCGAGGGTCAGCGTGAGTTGCCGCGTGGTCGATCCGGGCGGCAACCCGCTGACGCTCCGATCCAGCTTGTCCGTGCTCGCACCCGGGCGACGTTCGCGGTCGATACCTCGCAGACATGCGACGTGCTCGTGCGAAACGACGCCGGGCAACTTGTCACGAATGGTGAAGAGATCACGACGTACAACATGTTTGGCACGATCCAGGCGAACCGCAATATCATGGTCGCCATGATGGTGGATGGGTGCGAAGTCATCGCGGCGAGGTGTTGATTGTTCGTTCCATTCTGCTGCACCGGCTTGGCCAACATCCGGCGATATCTGGCCGACGGCTCGGGGACTGTGCTTGCAGAGCGGGCGAATGAGTTCGCGTATTTCTTCGAGTCGATCAACAGCCCATTGGCCTATGCCTACACGTTATTCAGGGCTGGCCATCTCTACGTGTCCTATCTGTGCGGTGGCCGAGAAGACACGCCACTCGGCAACCAGAACAGCTTGACGCGATTTGTGGCGGTCAAGAGATACACGCCGGATCTCAGCGAGGAGGTGTCCTATGAGATCGAGGCAAGCCTAGCCTACACGGCAGCATATGGGGCATGGACCGTAGACGATGCGTTGCTCCAGAATCGCCAGGACCACTTCACGGTTGACCCCTCGGGCAATGTCATCGCGGCTATCCAGGGCGGCGTAGATAACGGCATTGCGGCGACGACGTACAAATGGCATGTCAGATCGTGGAATCCAGACGGGACGCTGCGATGGGTGGTCAGTAATCCGGCATCCCCTGCGGCAGATCAAAGCGCGATCATCGGCGTGCATGCTGTCGGGGGGAACGGGAAGTCC